TGCCTCTTATTGCACTTTCTCTACAGGCATTAACATTAAAAATTTACACAACGTTATTTTTGCTTCTCCTTCTAAGTCTAGAGTGAGGAACCTTCAATCAATAGGTCGTGTTCTAAGGAAAGGTCAAAATAAATCACAAGCAACATTATATGATATTGCAGACGATATCTCCACTGATAGAGGTAATAACTACACCCTCAATCATTTGATGGAAAGAGTCAAGGTATATAACGAAGAAAAATTTAATTATGAAATCATAGATGTTAAAGTAAAAGCTTATGATTAACTACGCAAAACATGATGAAGACTTTTATGGGGTCATCAAACTCACTAATGGTGAGGAGATACTCGCTAAAACAGTTTTAACAGAAGATGAAGGAGAAACTCTTGTTTTCATTTCTTCTCCTGTATTGATTCAACACGTCATGAAAGATCTTCCTGATGGAAAGACCATAAAGGCAATGGGATTTGCTACTTGGATGCAGATGTCTGACGAAGAGTTTTTTATCCTCCGTGAAAAGGACATTATTACAATTGCATCAATGAGTAAAGAAGTTATCTTTATGTACGAAACGTTTATAAACAACGGAGAAGAATTTGACCCCGATAAATTTGAATCGCAAGAACTAAAGGATTCCAATCTTCATGTTGAACCAGATTCAAAGATGGGATATCTAGGTAAGGTTGAAGAAGCTAGAAAGTTATTTGAAGAACTTTATAAAAGCTCTAATAACTCTTGAACCCTGACATGGTTATTCTACTTAGAATTTAGATATCTGTCAATAGTTTGTTGTCTTGTCAGATTAATAATTTTATGTTACAATAAAAACAATAAAAGGATATCTTATATGAAAGCAGTTAAAAAGCAAAAACAACATTACGTTGATAACCAGGAATTCTTGGCAGAAATTACCAAGTACCAAAGAAAGGTTAGAAATGCTGCTGTCAAAGAACATCCAGAAGTTCAAGACTTCAATGAGCAGCAATATAGAGAGTTTTTAAAAAGTTGGAAAAGTTCAAATAGACCTAGAGTAGGAAATTATCTAGGAAGTTGCTTCTTGAAAATTGCAACTCACCTTTCATACCGTCCTAACTTTATTAATTACATGTATAAAGATGACATGGTTTGTGACGGTATTGAAAATTGTATTCAGTACATTGATAATTTCAATCCAGAAAAGTCTAACAATCCTTTTGCTTATTTTACCCAGATTGTTTACTATGCATTCTTAAGAAGAATTGCAAAAGAAAAAAAGCAATTGGAAATCAAAGATAAAATTCTTGAGAAGTCTGGATATGACCATGTGTTCTCTATTGATGGAGACAGTCATGCAGACTACAATCAAATTAAATCTCGCGTTGAGTTGAATACAAAACGATGACAGAACAAGAAAGGAAAATCTTGGCTCAAATGCAACTTGCCAATGTCACCAAACTCCTTGATGGCAAGTTGCAGCACTTGACATGCAGCGACTATAGTGGTAAAGTGAAACGCAAATATGTGATTGAGTATGAAGATCCTTCTGATAACTGACCAGCACTTCGGTGTTCGGAATGACAATCAGCATTTCATCAATCACTATAAGAAGTTTTACAACGAGATAGTTGTACCTTTCATCAAGGCATCTAACATCGAGTATGTGATTGCTCTTGGTGATACCTTTGACAAACGAAGGTCCATCAACTTCATGTCTCTAAACGAGGCAAAAGAAATGTGGTTTAATCCTCTTGAGGAAATGGGTGTGCGTATGCACATGTTGACGGGTAATCATGACATCTATTACAAGAATACCCTAAGAGTCAATGCCCCTAGAGAACTACTGGGAGAGTACAACAACATCATCGTCCATGACAGTCCTAGTACTGTTAGGTTTGACGATTGTAATATACTTCTTCTTCCTTGGATTTGTGATGGAAATCGAGATGAGTCATTACGAGAAATCCAGACTAGTTCTGCACGGGTCTGCATGGGTCATCTTGAGCTTAACGGTTTTGAAGCTCATCCTGGTCATGTGATGGAAAACGGAATGGATAAGAATATCTTTTCTAAGTTTGATAGAGTCTTTAGTGGACATTATCATATGAAGTCTAAGAAGGACAATATTACCTATCTCGGCAATCCCTATCAGTTGTATTGGAATGATTATGGATGTAAGAGAGGATTCCATGTGTTTGATACTGAAACTCTCAAGACGACTTTCTACCGAAATCCCTTTGATACTTTTCATAAGTTGTATTATAATGGTGGAGTTACTCTGCCAGATGAGAATGAACTCAAGGGAACATTCGTCAAACTGATTGTAGAGGATAAAGGAGACTATGCAAAGTTTGATTATGCAGTTAAGCAGTTGCAAGATATGTCTCTTGGTGACCTCAAGATTATCGAAGACCTTAGTGTAGAATTAGAAAAATCTGATTCTGTACTGGAAACCGAAGATACGATGACTCTCTTGGACAACTACATAGATGAAATAGACCTCAAAGTAAATAAGTCTAATATCAAAAATGTAATGAGGTCGTTGTATATGGAGGCATCAGAACTCTAATGTATGTTTTAACAGAAGTTGGGTCTGGTGGAGTTTATGCCACTAAAAATCAAAATGGTATTAAATCTGTACATGTTTTTGAGAATGAAGATGATGCCATCAGATACCATGAACTTCTAAAAGCAAATGGATACAAGAGAGAGCTTGAAATATTTGAAGTTGATGCTAAACTGGTTGCTATAAATTGCCAGACGCATGGATACGCATTTTCCATTATTTCATCTGACGAATTGATTATTCCCCCATCTGATATATGATTACTTTTGAAACTATTCGTTGGAAGAATTTTCTTTCGACAGGTGACCAGTGGACTGAGATTGACTTCTGCGAGTCTTCATCAACTCTTATTGTAGGTTCTAACGGTGCAGGGAAGTCCACTATGTTGGACGCTCTGTGTTTTGGTTTGTTTGGTAAAGCATTTCGTAAAATTAACAAACCGCAATTAATAAATAGTATTAACGAGAAAGGTCTGAAAGTAGAGGTGACCTTCTCTATTGGTAAGGATGAATACCGTGTGTTTAGAGGCATTAAACCTAACGTATTTGAACTTTACAAAAACAACAAATTAATAGACCAGGATGCAGCAACCAAAGACACCCAAAAGTATCTTGAACAAACAGTCCTCAAGCTCAACTTTAAATCTTTTACACAAGTTGTCATCTTGGGAAGCTCAACATTTGTACCGTTCATGCAACTGCCAGCGGCTCATCGACGGGAAGTAATCGAAGACCTGCTTGACATTAATATCTTCTCCAACATGAATGGACTGTTGAAGGATAGAATCCGTACAGCACAAAGTCAGAGTAAAGATTGTCAGCATATGTTGCAACTCTCTGAGGAGAAAGTGTCGTCTCAGGTAAAACTGATTGAATCTCTTCAGGAAGTTAATGACTCTCGCCAAGAAGAAAAGCGAAAGCGTCATGCAGAAAACTGCGACAAGATGACTGGTCTTGTTGCTCAAAGACTTGAAAAGAAAGCAGAAGTAGAAAAACTTGAAGCGACTGTTGTTAAACCCGAAGAGCAACGTAAGTTTGTTCAGAAGATGCGACAAGAGCAGGCAGACAAGAAGTCTGAACTGAAGATTATTACAAAGGACCTGAAGTTCTTTAAAGAGCATAATGTATGCCCCACATGTGAGCAAGACATTGATGCAGACTTTAAGAAAGATAAGGTTGGCACCATGACCAAAGTTGGTAAGGTTCTTACCAAAGAAATCTCTCAGTTTGCCGATGACATTGAAGAGGCAATGAAAGTCATCACCGAGATGGATGACAACTGTGCAAAACTATACGAACTTCGTAGTGATTACACTGCCCTTGACCGAGAGATTGTTCGTATTGAGTTTGAGAATCTTCAAATCTTAGACGAGATTAGTAAACTCAATGACCGTCCTAATATTCAGGACCAAGAAAGTACACTGAAAGTTCTTCAAGAACAGCATCAACAGACTCAATCTGATTGTGCATCTGTTAGCCAGAGACTAGATGAGTTCCAAGTCGTTGGTTCTCTCCTCAAAGATTCTGGAATCAAGAGTCAGATTATTAAAAAATATATCCCAATCTTTAATAAACTGATTAACAAGTATCTTCAGTCCATGGATTTCTTTGTCAACTTCACTTTGGACGAAGAGTTCAACGAAGTTATCAAGAGTCGTTTCCGTGATGAGTTCTCTTATGCTTCATTCTCTGAAGGCGAAAAGCAAAAGATTGACCTAGCACTTCTGTTCACTTGGCGTGAAGTTGCTCGTATGAAGAACAGTGTTTCCACCAATCTTCTGATTCTGGATGAAGTATTTGATAGTTCCCTTGATGCTTCTGCTACTGGTGAACTACTTTCTATTCTTAGGGGATTGGGTAAAGAAACAAATCTTTTTGTAATTTCCCATAAAGGAGACATACTTGTAGATAAGTTTCTTAGGACTTTAAAATTTGAAAAGGTAAACGATTTTTCGAGAATGTGTGATGAATCATAGATATGAAGTTCAAACCTGGGACGACCAACATAAGTGTGTTAGGTTTCATTCTGTAGTAGATGCTATTGATTATGAAGATGCTGCCCAAGTAGTACGAGGGTTGCACCCAGAGCAAAACGTTATTTCAGTTATTAGAAGAGCCAATGATTGACAACACTTGCGTAATCTATACTAACGGTAGCCAAGAGTGCGAGAGAGTTGCTGCTCTCTTGAAAGCTCTTGGTGGTGAATATCATGAGTACAAACTTGACTGCCACTTTTCTCAGAGAGCATTTGAGGCGGAGTTTGGTAAAGGTGCTGAGTATCCTCAAGTTGCTATCGGGTCAAAGCATATTGGTAGTCTGAAAGAAGCACTTCAATACTTGAACGACAAGGGTGTATTGAATGGGAAAGCGTAGGTCTGCATGGAGAATCTGGGCAAAGGCATTAGGGGCAAAGGAAGGGAAGAATGACAGAGAGGCAGATTACATTGCTGGTCTACGGACTTTTATATTTGGTACTTACCTTGTCACTAATATTGCCATTGTTGCAAACGCAGTGAGGCATTGGGACGATGCGAAAACTGTCCCACCTGTTGCCTCCTGCCCATATGGGGTGCTATAATACACAGGTAAACGACGGAAGCGGATGAACACTCAAGAAGTCAAAGGAACTCTTGCCAAACTGCTGGCAACCGAGAATCTGACTGTAGAGCATCGTAAGGTCTCTACTGCCTGTTTTGATGTCGATAAACGTCTCCTTATCCTTCCTATCTGGAAGACCGCTTCTAACACCGTTTATGACCTGCTGGTAGGGCATGAGGTCGGTCATGCCCTATACACCCCCAACGAAGACTTCAGGGGCGTCTCTAAGGCGTTTGTGAACGTCCTAGAGGATGCTCGCATCGAACGCATGATGAAGGTAACCTACCCTGGTCTTCGTAAGTCCTTCTTTGAAGGATACAAGCAACTCTGGGATATGGATTTCTTTGGAGTAAAGAACGATGATATTTCTACTCTGTCTTTGATTGACCGCATTAACTTGTACTTCAAAGGCAATCCTGAAGTTCCCTTTGCCGACGAAGAAATGATTTGGGTGCAACGAGCATCCAAGACTAAAACCTTTGCTGAGGTTATTGCACTTGCAAAAGAACTCTGGGAGTAT